GCATCTATCTTGACTTTAACCCAGCTAATGAGTTTTGGGTGCATAGGGAACTAAAAGACGAATCAGATGCCGATTTTATAATATTAACCTACAAGGACAATCAAGCACTTGATGAGGGTATAATCCAACAAATAGAAAAGAATCGATTAAAAGCGACGACAAGCGCATATTGGCGCAATTGGTGGACTGTTTATGGCGAGGGCAAGGTCGGTCAATTACAAGGTGCGGTATTTACGAACTACAAGACGATTGATAGAATACCTGATGAGGCGAGATTGATAGGAATAGGATTAGACTTTGGATATTCTGCGGATCCAACTGCAATAATCGGAGTCTATAAATACAACGAGCAAAGGATCCTGGATGAGATGACCTATCAAACAGGATTGCTTAATTCAGACATAGCAAAGAAATTGCCTAAAGACGTACCTGTTTATGCAGATTCTGCAGAACCTAAATCAATCGCAGACATTCAACGCTACGGAATCACGATTAAAGGAGTAACGAAAGGCAAGGATTCAGTTAATTACGGAATAGATGTAATGCAAAGACAAGACTATTTAGTTACTTCTCAAAGTACCAACCTAATCAAAGAGCTGCGGAGCTATTGCTGGGATAAGGATAAAACAGGCAAGCAACTAAATAAACCTATTGACAAATTTAATCATGCGCTGGATGCCGTCCGCTACCATGAGATGGAAACAATAGGCTTAAATAAAAACTTTGGAGAGTATTCGATTCTTTAGGGTATACAAATCAAAAATAAAAAGGTTATATAGACATGAAAGTAGATTTATTAGCGCCAAGTTCATTAAGCGAAATACCATTATCAAGGTATCAAAAGTTTATAAAGACGCAAGAGGCATCAAACGATGAGGAATTTATCGCTCAAAAGATGATTCAAATATTCTGCAATATCAATTTATCTCAAGTAGGTAAAATCAAAATAAAAGACTTAAACGCATTGATTTCTCATTTTACAAAAGTTTTTAGCGAAAAACCAAAGCTGGTAAGGCGTTTTAAAATAAAGGATATTGAGTTCGGCTTTATTCCGAAGCTTGACGAAATTACTTTCGGAGAGTATGTTGATTTGGAAAACCATTTGCAGAATTGGGAAACCTACCATAAAGCGATGGCTGTAATGTACAGACCGATAAAAGAAAAGGTAAAAGACAAGTATTCTATTGTAGATTATGAGCCTAATGAAGATATGCAAGATTTGATGAGGTTTGCGCCTTTGGATGTAGCGATAAGTGCCTCGCTTTTTTTTTGGACTTTAGGAAGCGAATTACTAAATCTTACTCTCAATTATTTACAGAGAGAACTGAAGACGATGACGAATTCCAGCAGTACAGCGAAAGATATCTATTCGGCAAACAATGGGGATGGTATAGTTCAATCTATGCGCTCGCTAAAGGAGATGTTACCAAATTTGACAAAGTTACAGGATACCGACTTACTAAATGTCTCACTTATCTCGCCTTCGAAAAACAAAAAAACGAAATCGAAGCAAACGAACTTAAACAACAAATGAAACGATGAATTATTTTGATATTATAGATAAACTAAAAACGCACTTTGAATCGGATCCGATAATCAACACGGTAACGCAAGGGGACATCTTTGAGATTGACTTAGCGAAGCAGACCATATTTCCGCTTGTGCATTTAATTGTCAATACAGCAACATTCGAGCAAAGCGTGATAAGGTTTAATATCTCAATCTTGGCAATGGATATCACAGACATATCAAAAGACGAAAGTCCTAATAAATTCGATGGCAATGATAACGAGCTTTGGGTACTTAACACAATGCTATCCGTTCAGAATAGATGCTACGAGCTTTTAAGGAGAGGCGATTTATATAGCGATAAGTTCCAAGTAGATGGCAACGTAACTTGTGAGCCTTTTACTGAGCGATTTGAGAACAAGCTTGGCGGCTTTACGATGACATGCGACATCCTCATCCCAAATGATATGACTATCTGCTAATGGCTGAATTTCAAAACATACAAGACTTGCTAAATGACTTTCGAGATAATGTTATTAGAGAGGCTAAAAGCAACTTGTCAGAAAGAACGGATACAGGTAAATTAAAAAGCAGCCTAAAATCTTATGTAAAGGAATCAAAGAACTCGGTGCAGATAAGTTTTGAAATGGAAGACTATGGCTTCTATCAGGATCGCGGAGTAAAAGGAGTAAAAAGCGGTAAGAGTTTAGACAATTATAGATTTGGAACTGGCACAGGTAAAAAGGGAGGTTTAACCAAAGGCATAAACAAATGGGTGCAAAGAAAAGGGTTTCAATTTAGAGACAAAAAAGGTAAGTTCTTAAGCTATGAACAAACAGCAAACACGATTATTCGCAGCATTTGGATGAAGGGAATAAAGCCTACGTTGTTTTTTACCAAGCCATTCGAGAAGTATTTCAAAAGGTTGCCTGATGAATTAGTAGAAAAATACGGTTTGGATATAGAAAACCTATTCAATCAAATAACAAAAGAGAATTTTAAAAGATTAAGCAAATGAGTATTAAATTAGCAAGGTCGCCATACATCGTTGAGATATCCGTAGCAACTCAAACAGAAACTAAAGTTAAATTGTACCTATGGACAACAGGAAGCCAACCAGCATCGCCACAATATACGTTGAGCAAAAAGATACCAGCCTCAAACAATGTAAACACATATTATAACATTGCGCCATATGTTCGAGAATACTTTACTTTTGGTTCTTATGATTATGATACAGCAAACTTTTTTGATACAGCGACAAGCACAAACTTTGTAGTTAATTACCACATAGAAAAATTCAAAACTATTGGAGGGGCTGAGTCATCTGCTGGAACTGAAACAGGGCAATTTGTAAACGGATACTCCGAATATATGGAAGGGCAAAATAGAGCGCATGAGAACGTCTTTCTTGATGAGGGTACATATCTATATCACTATGATAGTTCATTCAGCACAACGCAAAGAAATGCGCTTGCTGGAAGCTTTGATGCCGAGGTAGCTGTAGGCGAGAAAATACGATACACAAATCTTAGCACAGGAGCAACGCAAGAATTTACAATCAGCGCAGCTGGCATGAAAGTATTCGGAAGGGTATATACAGGAAATCTTGCTCATGGCAATAAGGTTGAAATGCTTAACGCAAGCTCAAATGTTGTTTGGACAGGAACATTTAAGCCTGTATGCGAGCCAAAGTATAGCCCAATCGTTGTTGACTTTGTAAATAAATACGGTTCATGGTCAAGAATGTTTTTCTTTAAAGTAAATCAAAAAACAACAGCGGTAAAAAGCAACGAGTATAAATTTAATCCTCAGACTTTACCATATAGCGCAACTGGCGATGGCGGTCAGATTAAACAGTTCAATAGAACAGGAAACGAGTCAATAAAATTAAACAGCGGTTTTGTAAACGATGGATATGCCGAATACATCCAACAATTGATGTTGAGCGAGCATGTTACGGTTTTGGATTACAACAGAAACACGAACGCTTTTCCAGCCAAAGTAAAAACACAATCCTTAGTAAAACAAACAGGATTGAATGACGGTACAATGAATTATACGCTTGACTTTGAATTTGCCTTTGACCTAATAAACAACGTAACCTAATGAGAGGAGTTTCAGTATATATCGAAGGGCAAAAGCTTGACTTGTTTGATGACGAGCAAATCAGCGTTCAAAGCACGCAACAAAACGTGCAAGATATTAGCAAGGTATTTACAGACTTCTCGCAATCGTTTAGCGTTCCAGCAACTCCAAACAACAGCTCAATATTTAACCATTTTTATCAGAATGACGTAAGCCAAACCTTAGACCAAAACATTCGGAGGAGCGCATTCATTGAAATTGATTTGACTACGTTTAGAGAAGGGCAAATATCCTTAGAGAAAAGCGAAGTAAAAGACAATGAGCCTTACAGCTATCAAGTAACCTTTTACGGAAACCTTACAAGCTTAAAAGACAAATTTGGAAAGGATAAACTCGAAGGCTTAACATTCCTAAATAGCTTGGCGCATACTTATAGTGGCGCGGAGGTATTGACAAGAATAACAGATGCGGCTACGGATCACAAAGTTAGGTATCCTTTAATATTTAGCCGAAATGTAACTTATGGAGATGGTGGAGATAATGACATTAATACAACCGATGGCGAAGTAAGGTTTAACGAATTATTCCCAGCAATAAAACTGATTAGCATTCTTGCAGCAATAACATCCAAGTACGGAGTTGCCTTTCAAGGTACTTTTTTAGGAGCTAAAAGATTTACGAATGCTTTTCTATATTGCAAAAACGCGAATGAATTTGTATTTAATACTCCTCCAACACTTGCTGACATCACAGCATTGACAACGTCATCTCAGAACAACAACACAAGTTTAGCGGCAAGCGACTTCTTTAGCATTGCAAATGATACGCTTACTATAAGCCAATATAATCCTGAAACAACTTTCCCTGACCAACCAGCTTCAGGAGTTGGAGTTTTTATTCTAACTCAACATAGAATTAATTTTAACGTGCAGAATGTAAGCGATGCGAGCGCGATATATTACATTGACGTATATCAAGACGGACAACTTGTTCAAACATTAGAAGGCACAGGAGGCGGAAATATTCAAGGCTTAAATATTCCAAACAGTCAACTCAATACATCAAGAACGTATCAATTTTTTGTAAGGACAACGGTCGGCATGACATTAGACTTTTTTGTTGAATATGTACAAAGAAGCAAATTTGCATTTGAGGTTTTGGGAATAGATACGGTAAACACATTACGCAACGTATTCCAAGCTCAAGCAGCTTACAATATATCTGCTGAAATTAG